CATCTAGTAGTTAACTAGATGACCTTTAATGTATTATTTAATATATTAGGTTAGGATTGCAATTAAAGCTTCAAATTCTCCCAAGCAGAGATATAAGAACTTATATCCTGCTTAACAGGTTCCTTTCATTCATTTTTCATAATACTCTCAAGCACATCATTGTTAAAATTAAGTTGTAATGACTTAATTAAATCATTGGGTGCTGTGAAAGTACTTTCGGTAGTTGAACTACCGTAGTAAATTTCATGAGTATTATTAAGAATCTTAAAACCACCTCGAATTATTGAACCAATAGTCATCAATGATCGGATTTTGTTTCGATCCTTGTTGAAAATATTTTCAATATCTAGGTCTTGGATTTCTTTTGATGCATTATGTAAAATAATGTCATCGCTTAAATCCCAGGTTTGAACAATTAATCAAGATTGTTTAATGGTATTATAGATAGAAAGGAATATTGGATTATCAGATAATAAATTTTTATCTTCAATATCAAATTTACTTAAAAGTAAATCTGGATTGTTAATAATATTATTATTGATTTTACCAATAATGCCTGCCATTCCTTGTGAAAGAATTCTTTTATATTCTAAAAGAGCTACTCCTTCACCTGGTATAGGATAATCTTCATTATTTACTAATAGTGTAAATAAATTTCTTAATTTATCATAACTATAGTAACCAAAGTCGATATCCAATGACAGGCCCAAAGCTTTGATCATCATAAGTTTATTTCTATTAAGAGATATAAAAACCTTTTTTGGAGAAAATTTAATTTTCTTTGATTTAGGAATTTTATTATTCTTAATAACACTAAACTTATGATACAATCTAAATAACAACTCTACTAAAGAGTACTTACTTAAATACAGGTTACTTTTAATTTTGAAATAATCATATAAGATTATGAAAACCACTTGTGGATTCATAAAATTATTGATTATTCCTTTTAAAGGAACACCTGTAATCTCCGTCTTGGATAAAGGTTTTATTCATCTTTTAGCAAATTCATATGTATCTTTTGATACATGTGTTTTGTTAAGAGAAACTTCAACACCTAATAATGATATAACATTTATATATCTTTTAGCAACTTTATCGTTTTTAATAACGATATCATCACCTAAGATAATATATTGGTCAAAGTCATTATAACCCTCCAGATGTGCACAATAGTGTACAACTAGATGGTGTGTTAAAGTAAAAACTGCCCAAGAAGAATAAGTACCCATTGGTTGACCTGTTGAATATTTAACAATGTCACCCAATGGTGTAGTAAATTTCCTATTAGATAATAAATAACACCAACTACTAGCGAATTTTTCATTAAAAATTCTAACTAGTAATCGGCGTTGTAAATCTATAGGGAATCTATCAGTTGCACTAGAAAGATCTAAGGATCAAAAGCTATGTTCATTTTCCTCTCATCTATGCATTGGATCTTGAGTAAAGGTTCTGTCGCAAGTATTAAAACTTCCTCTTAATATAAACAAAATTATATTGTGGATTGGTTTTAAAAACAACTGAGTATAATAGTCAGAAATGGCTATTATCCTCAATTTTGCTTCAGGATCTTTAACATAACTCAATACCCCATTAGTTTTTGACTTTTGGGCATAAAGGTTATGATCCCATGCATACTTGTAGGATTTAGAAAAGAAATCCGCCCCGGCTTCATCAGTAATATTAAAAATATTTTGCATCTCCTCATAACTATATTGTAATAAGTTATGGTAAGATGTCAATGTAGCAGGTCCATCAGGACCAGCTTTCATTGAAAGATATAATAATTTCTTGGTGAAGACAGGAGGTTTCCGATTCAATGAATGTTTCTTAACAAATTTATTGATAAAACCACCTGGTATAATGTAGTTCCCTTTTGGGGGATCAGTTATACTAGAGAAGTTCGGTATTACTTTAGATCATTCTGTTTTATTAAGAACAAAAGATCTACTAAAATTTAAAATTGTAAAAACAAATTTTAAATTTGAAGTAACACCACTATCAGCAAAAGACTTAAGAAATAAAAGCTTTTTTGGTCATCCGTCTTTAGTTAGTCCTATACTCATAGTATTAGTTAACAAAGGCTGGCCACATATGTACCTTGTACAATGTAACCGCATTTGTTTATAATACTTAATAGTATGGACAATACCCCACTCTTTAATCCATTTAAAAAGATTAGAGACAAAAGGTCTAAAGAATTTTAACTCAATATGAGGAAATAATAACATTAAAAGTCTTTTTAAAACTTTTATGTGTAAATTTTTCATATTTGATTTAAAGTAGTTAATTCTATTAACTCGATAACCAAACAACCTTAGGTGCTACTTTAGAAAGTATGATTAAAACTGTATATTAATACTATTTTTTCAAATAAAATATTAATACCAGCAAGATCTAAAGCCATTAGAATATCTATATTCATCATATAGTATACCATAATGGAGCTTGTCTAAAGAAGTTCAGTGTAATTAATAGAACACCTTATTTTTCAAAGGATTTGAATAAAGCAACCCTCGTGAGAGGACTTTACCCAAGACCGAAGATAAATACTTAAGTACTTATTTAATGGTATCAATCACACCAAAGTGAAACATAGTTCTTCGGAACAGTTTACCCCATAGG